CGTCGAGGAATTTATTTGTAGCTATATTAGTAGTACTAGCTGTATAGCTATTAGAAATACTGCTTACTAGCTGTACTGCTATATGGCGATATCCAGACAATACCGATTTGGTCATCTCTGACATTACCACTTTAGTTTTAGTTCCGCCACCGACTAGTCTAGTCATTTTGAGGCAGTTTGCGTCTCGTAGCTCCTGTAGAGCGGATAGGCTTTTGCGTCTGCTTAAGCCGCAGTTCTCCATCAGGGTACGGTGATTTATTGTAACAGTTGGATTTAGGTATAGAAAAGCGAGGCAGTCTTTTGCCTGCCTACTAAGTTCCTTTGACATACTAGTCCTTGATAATCTTCTTAAACTCTTCGGCGAATGAACGCGCAAAGATTTTACCAAGTTCAGATACTAGCACAGTTAGCGTTTCTTCCAAATCGTACTCACTGTCGTAGTAGTCTTCATCTTCGTCTTCTTCATCTAACTCAGGGACAGAAGTGATAGTTACCGCAGGCTGTGTAGGCTCTACAATAGCTTCTTCAACTTTTGGGATTACAGGAGTTTCTGGTCGGCTAATCGGCTCAGAATTAAGCGGGATGAGCATTAGGCCATCTGTAAGGTCGTATGTCAATATACGAGATTCTTGTGCTACTGACGCAGCTAGTTGACACTCAGGGTCTTCATCACCCCAAAGCATAAAGAACTTTAGGTCTTCCCTAGAGTTTTCTACAAGTAAATGATCGTAGTCATTATTTGGGTATTTAAGTACGGGAATGCCTTTATCAGCAGCCCATTGTTCTGCCCAGACAATACCATCAGATGGGGCCTGGTCATATACTGTGGCAATAATAGCTTCATCAACTGAATCAACTACATCGCTAATTAGAGCCTCTACGTTAGCTCTGGTTGTTTTTGCGTTACCTATAACCGCTATGGTTACTCGTCTCATATTTACCTCCTATGAACGGAGATATCAGTATACAGAAAATTTTAAAAACGTCAAGTAATGGTTATACCTGTAACCGTAGCCCACCTTGTACCTATAGGTAGATAGTCCGGCAAGGCCGCGTTTAACCTAGACCTAGTGAGGATTTTGTTAGGGTAGTATAGGCTTCTGCCGGTACTTGCGGTACCACGTAAGTAGGCTGCGTTCTGCTCCCAAGTTAGGTCATCAAGGTTGTTGTACCCAGTTCCGCCATCAAAGTAAGCGTTAACGCTGCTGCCTTTTTCAAACAATACGGAGTCTACGTAATAGACATTTCCAGATGCTCCAGTAATACTAAAAGTAATTATTGCCATAGCTGCTCCAGCTGGAGCAATCATTTCTACATCATTACCTGGGGCAAAAGAAACTCTTGTAAATGAGCTAGATAAAGTAACAGCAGAGCTTGTATCTGTTTGTAAAGCACTTCCAGTAGAATCAATCCACAATCCGCTTATTGTAGCCGTGTTTGTGCCAGCACCTTTAATGTAAGAGCTTACTGCGTACGGAATACCCGGAGTCACCTGAGTTCCAGCTAAAGTAATTCTAGCCCCTACTAAAGCCACGGTAGGTGCAACTGTAACCGTAAACTGAGTTGAGCTTAAAACGCTGGCTACTGTTGTTGCTCCAACGGCTAGGGTTCCGGTACCAGACACCTTAGTAATCAATTGACCAACTCTAACGTTAGCAGTGCTAGATACTGTAAATGTAGTTCCAGAGGATGAGACGCCCGTAAGGTCTAGCGAATTTTCTAAAGTAGTGACGCCAGAGTTTGCGGTAAGTTTTGCGGAGTTTGTGCTTATTGCTATTCCTAACCCAGTGGAACTGTTAGGGTATACGTTTGTAGCATCAAGGGCAAACGCACTGGTTCCGGTGGTGTACCAGTTAGTGGTAGATAACTCAAATCCTGGATTAATGATTTCATTAACCCTAGCAGCGTTTAGGTAAACATCTACACGTCTGGCGTCTGCGTACGTAGTCACCGCAGTGCTTTGCTCAAATTGTGCCGCATCAAAATAATGGCTAGTCGTATCAGACACAGTGTTAACGTTTTGAACATACGGGACAGCGTAAGCCGCATATGCTGGAGCTATTTTATTAGTTACCGAAATGCGAGTCCATGTAGTTCTGTTGCAATTCTGTGAGTTTCCGACGTCTTCCGATAGATAAGTACCATATTTGTCATACCATCTAATGCCCATTTTCCAAGACCTAGCGACTTCTAAACCAATTGAATGAATTGACGCAGAATAAGCAAGTCCAGCGGTAACAGGGATACCGCAAGTCTTAGGGTCATACACAGAAACTGAACTGGATGTGCCGATAGACGCTATTTGGCTAGATATATCTTCCACTAAGTTAGGGTTGCGGTATGTAAAAGTAGTAGTGTTCGGAACATCAGTTACTTTCCAAATACCATTTATGGCAGGCAAGCCACCACTTGTTGCAGGAGACACGCAGCTAACTACTACGTGTTGACCTACAGATAACCCATGCTCAATATCGCCAGTGGTTAAAGAAACATATTGATATCCGGATTCGGAGTTATTTGACCCAGACTTTATACTTAAAATGTTTGCACTACCTGCTGCAGTAATTTTCCCGGGATTAGAGCCGATATTTAAAACTAAAATAGAACCGGTTGTTCCGGGTTGCGTAGTCCAAATACCATTGTACCCAGAAGGCGTGACACCAGAAATAACTAAAGTTTTGCCTGCAGTAAACCCGTGAGGGGTAGCAGTAGCAACTTTAATTATTGTACTTCCATTAGGTGTTTGCACAGGAATAACCACTGTTTTAGTCGAACCCGTTGCCGCGTTATCCATAGAGGTACCGTAAGTTAGTTCTATAGGGTTTGAGGCGGACGTGGTAGTCAGAGCAGTTACTTTCATATAACCTAACTGGCTGTTAGCATACCCATCAGGAGAGGCACTCACAGAATAAGGCTGCGGAGACCCGCCTTCAAGAGTAGGTGTTGTGACAGATAGTGACGCACTAGCTCTAGAGCTTTTCCAGAATCCGGTGCCTGCCTCAAAAGAAGAACAGTCAAGGGTCAGGAATAGGTTTTTAACCGGAGCCAAAGTCGCTGAGTATCCTGTAAATGAGTTTACAAATCTCCTTAGGCCCTGTTTAGTGCCCTTGTTTAATGCTATGTAGTCAAAGTTATTAAGCAGTCTTCTGCTTTGTTGAATACCTAAACCGCTTTCATAAGAGAAACCCATTTGGTCCATCATTGCCGGAAGTAGTCTGCCGTCAAGATTAGTTACGTCATATCGGTTTTTAGCGTTTTCAACTTTTGTTTTTATGAGGTCATACTGAACACCGATAACCCTAAGAAGGTTATATAAGTCATTATTTCTGTTTACGCTGGTTGAGGATGATGAAGGAATACCAGTTCTATAGACTTGAGGAAGCAAACCATACACAACTTCGGCAGTGTTGTAGTCTTTAATAGATGTTCCGATAGCGGTTCCTACACGTTGCCAAGATCCGCCAACAAAAACAAACGCTGAATAATAATAGCTTTTTCCCGGTGTAAGGAAGGTAGGAGAAAAAGTTAAAACAGTTCCATCCGGAATAGTAGCCGCTTTACTTAAAGTCAATGTTTTGCCATCGACCGAGATTGCGGTTACAGTAGTATTTCCAATAATTCCGCTACCCGAGTTAGGGCCGGTTAAGTAGACAGTTGGTGTGTAAGTTACGCGCTGCCCGACTTTAATGTCAGTGTTTGCTGTAATAATGTTTACATAAACGCTGTTGTCTGTGCTTCCCGTTACTGTAGCCGTATAGGTAGGGGTTGCAGAACCAGTAATTGGGTCGTAGAAAGAACCGGTATCAGTCAGTGTTCCTTCAAGCCCTAAAAGACTAGTGCTTCCAGGACCTGCGGTAGTAAGGGTAGTTTTATCTGTTTTAAGTATTAAATCTCCGCCGTCAGCGGTTACAGGGAATCCCATAGCGTTTCGTAATACTAAGAAGGTAGTAAAGTCGGCTGATGCCGATGGGTATATCCAAGACAGTTTAATAGTCCCATAGTCCAAAGACTGTGTAGTAAATGGGTATACGCTTATGTCGCTGGTAGCACCAACGCCATAAGTGAACGACCCATATAATTTAGAACCATATACTGACATTTAATTACCTTTTACTTGACACCGTATACTGCATAGGTAGCTGCAACCGGGTAGTTAGCCGTAGTTAACGTTACTGAAGTTATGGCTGTAGTAGATAGTATTCCATTCCCAATACCAGTTTTGTTTGTCCAACTGGCTGCTTTAGTTCCACCATTAGCCACATTGTAAATTTCAGCAGTAATTGCGTCCCCTGTTAACAGGGTAGCGGCATTACTAATAGGCCACGCACTGGCTGATTGTGAGCCAGCACCAAAAGACATAGCAGACACACCATAGTTAATATGTCCGTATGTGTAACCTGTCGTCACGCCATTAACCGTCATGTTCAGAGTGCTTGGGGATGCGTTTTGCGTAGTAACATTTATAACAACAACAAATTTTACATAACTAGTTCCGGTTACTGATATGGCTCCAGGAGCAGATGTAAAGTTACCAGAGGCTAGTAACGTATATCCGATACGGCTAGCATCAGTAGACCCCGCCGAAATTCCTGCCTCAAGGTTAGCAATTCTGCTAGATACGCTAGAAAAAGATGATGGGCCGCTGTACGTAACACCGCCAGTTTGAAGAATGGTAGAGGTCGGTGAAGTGCCTAGAGCTGTTTCAATAGCACTAACCTCAGCCTGTACACTGTTTATGTCAGCGGCAGCGACTAGGCTTACGCCATCTACTTTATCTGTATATGTTTTAACTGTACCTGGGTATGAAGCAGCCATTATTTATTCTCCTTAGACAAGTCCGCCAGTAGCGGTTACGGTGAAAGTTCCCTTAATAGGAATCTCATTAGCGGCACATACAATTCCGTATGTAGTAACGCCGTTTGAAGTAGTTGAATCCACAGCTGTCACAACCGCGGTATTTGAGAACGAAGTTGGCGGCCACGTGAACGTAAGAGCTGTAGCATTAGCTACCGTAGTAGCAATATTAACAGAGATAGTTATTGAGTTCGTAGAAACAGATAGCACAGTTGCCGGATTGTACGCCTCAGTAGGTACGTTAGTTCCGGTAACGTACATTCCCGCCATAATTCCGCTAGTAGACGCTCCGGTGATATTGAGTACCGCAGCACCCGAAGGTGAGCTAGAAGTAGTGCTGATACCTGTAGGAGTAGCTGTTCCAGCAGGTACTGTAATAGTCACAGAGTTGCTAGTAGTAGAGTTAACTGCGTATGTCCCGTCAAAGTTAGCAACATTATTAATCGTTATATTTTGACCAGCGACAATATTGTGATTATTTGGGAAAGTCAATTTAGCTGTAGTAGCTGTTCTAGTGTAATAGTACACCCAATATTTTTGCTCATTCGAGTTTTTACGCAAATGTTCTACAGAGGCGTAGTCTACACCATCAATATTAGTAATTGAATTTAAGATAAAGTGCGGGGTAATCCGGTCAGCAAAGAACGAGTTATTGTATGAAACCACGTTAGACAAGGCATTTTGTACCTGAGTAACCACAGTTGATTGTGTGTATTGTGGCAGCACATGCAGAGTCAAATTTAGATTAACAGGAGCGTATGTAGGTGGGTTAACGTTTAGTGTCACGTTAGGGGCAACTTTATCAGTAAAGTAATTAATTACATCTGAAGATAAGTTATTGAACGCCGTTGTTGTTCCTCCAGTTACGCTTACTGAAGCGTTAATGTGAGGGTCAGCTACCGAAGAAGACCCTGGAAATGTAGTTAAAGATGTTGGGATAATAAACCAAGAGTTATCCGCGTAAGCTACTAAAGTTGGCGTGTAAACATCGTAAGAGTTTGGCAAACAACCAGTAATAGTTACATAGCTTTGGTTGCTGACTAGCCCAGTAGTAGCGATAGTATATCTAAGATACCCTGGCACAGATGCAGTACCGGCTGTGGTAATAGCTCCTGGGTTAGAGCCAATATTCAGAACAAGCGTAGTACCGCTTGTTCCAGGCTGTGCAACCCACGTACCGTTATAGCCAGACGGAGAAACTCCTGCAATTGTTACTGATTGACCAACTTGAATGTAGTGACTTAGTAGCGTGCTAAGTGTGATGTTCGTAGTTCCGGTCGGAGTCTGTGTACCGATGTTTCCGCCAAGCGTGTTAATTGCAGTTATGTTTGTAAATGGTCCAGAAGTAGTAACAGCACTGCTTCCAAAAGGTGCAACATATAAGTTTACGTTAGACCATACTGAAGCTTCGGCGTTAGCCTTAGATACTCCAGATACCTGAAGAGCAAGATAAGAATAATCTTTTAGGGACACTGCGCGGCGTAATGTACGCAAAGCTCTAGGAGCGTTAATTCTAATAGAGTCAGTGGACTCTGCGTCAGCTCCGCCAGTTCCTGTGCTTAACTGGCTGACAGTTACGTTGTAGCTTCCAGTCAAAGTGTTTTTAGACAAAGAATCCAGAGCGATGTTTCCAGCAGCTCCAACACCTACACGGTAAGTAACGGTGATTGAGTATGTAGCTGGAGGGATACGTCCACCGACACCATCACCAAATACGATATAGGTATAGCCGTCCGCATCCATAGTGGTAGTGTAAACAGAGTCATACTGGCTATTGTCTACTAAAGACGAACTATAAGTATACGCTACCCCACCGACTTTTACAGTAATGTTACTGCCGCTGCTGTTGATTACAACTCCAGCTTGAGAGATTTTAAAAGTTTGGCTTGGCGTACCGTTTGATGTGCCCAAAGATTCATCTGTTGTTGTAACTCCTTGAGTTGCTGTAGTGCTTACGCTAGTACCTGCTGGAACAGTGACTGTAGAATCCAACTCAAATACAACTTGGGTACTTTGTCCGTTGACCAAAGTTGTAGAAGCTACTTGAGTTCCCGCAGGAATAACTAGGTTGCCAGAAGAGTTGTTATTGTAAAGGGACAAGCTTACTGTGGCCGCACTACTTGGGGTAGGAGTATAACCAAGCATGTTTGCAATCTGTAGCACGCTGGAGCGTTGGCTAGCTGTGCCTAGGAAACCTTCAGATGCCATGCGGTCTGTGTAAAAACTGAGAATGTCGCCTAGATAAGCAAAAGTCTCTAATAAGGTTACGCCAAGATCGGCAGGGTCACTAACTACCCAGGTAGGATTAAGCTGCTTAGCAACGGCAACTAGGTCCGCTCTAATTGCTGTATAGTCTCTTGAGACATAATCAATTTGCGGAATATAATTTTTAGTAACGCTAACATTAGCCATTAGTTATCTCCTGAATTAAATCACCAGAACGGTTGAATATTCCAGTATTTATTGTAACACTATCTGACTCTCCATTGGGCAGTCCGTAGGTAATACTTACCGTCAATGTGCCATTTATAGGGTCAAAAGAAGGGGTAATTTGACGTAGCTCCAAGTTAGGTAGCCAGTCCGTAAATGCTCTAGTGATGCTTTCTTTAGCTATTTCGCCGGCTGTATTTTCAGGCTCAAAAACTACAGTATGTAAATTACAGCCAAAGTCTGGTCGCATAAGGCGTTCTCCCGGCCGTGTACCAAGAACTAAAAGAACCCTATCCTGCCATATTTTTTTAAAGTCAGATGTAGCTGCTACAGTCGTAACTTTGGTGTTTGCGTAATTACGGCCTAGTGCAAATGGGTGATTAATTACTTTAATTGTCATTAGAATGTTCCTAACCATAGAGGGAAATTAGGGTCCCCGCCCTCAAACATAACCCAGCAGGCTTCTCCAGATAAAGGCAAGAATCCGCCGACCATGTCTATAGTCGCTACTACAGAAGCGGTAGATGGGTAAATTGGTGAAGTACTGGCTGGGTAAGTTGGAATCCAAACATTCACGCTTTGAGCAGACCACCAAAGTTCAATGTAATCTCCAGCAGCGGCGTTAATAAGATAGTTCCACCCTACAATGTTATGCCCATTTACACCACCGTGTTTTGACGGAATAGAGATAAGTCCTGTAGACCCAGATAAATCTTTACCATTTTGCCTTAACCATATTGAGACATCCTGGTCAGACACGTTTGAGTTCTCAAATTGAGCAGACCATTGGAAGTTATATATACCGGCTTTTTGAAAAGTAATCTGGGTATTATTTCCGCCATCTACATAAGTAAATTGAGTAGTAGATGGGTCAGTGGTGTTTAGCCGCATAGCTGCCGGGGTATCAGCAGCTTTACCAACTCCGGTTGGGCTCAGGGTCCCTGGGTATTGGTCAGTGTAGTCATAAAATGAACCATAGGGTACTTTTCTATTTTCAGGTACACCTGTAATAGGATAAGCCCAATTAGTTATCTCGTTACCTAGAACTTGAGGCACAATCAGCGTGACTCTACCAAGACCTTCTGGGTCGTTATTACTCATTACCATGCCACGGTATATTCCGTGATATTTAATATCAGTTTGCATTTGACCTCAATTTCGCCCACACCGCTTCTGGCACACGCTCATCAGTAAACTTATAGTTTAAGTCCCGGTGAGTAGATGCCCAACGAGCAGTCGCTACAAACGGGCCGGTTTGAGCAGCTCGGTTTATACGAGTAACTAACTCAGTCTGCTGATAGCGTTTTGTAGTAATTGACGGCAAGTTGATGATTGATTTAGGCTTAACGTTAGTGTTTCTCTGATTAGGGATAAGCGTTCTTGTTGGGTTGGCCGGCGGAACTTCCGGTATCCGTGGGTCTGACGCTTTACCTAAAGAATCAGAAGCAGCGGTAATTTCACAGGTATACATCTGTTGGTTTAAGTTCTCTTCTACAACAGTGTGGA